CGAGATCCTCTCTGGTCTCGTGGGCTCGGAGATGTGTATAAGAGACAGGCATTTGAGTTATAACCCTGCCTTGGTGTTAGTTAGGAGACTATAATTTAGTTCCCCTTGAGTGCGTTCAATTCCGATGTGAGGCTGTCTACTTTTGCGCTGAGTTCTTGTACGGCTTTAATGAGTGGGGAGATAAACTGTTCATATCGCAACCCATACGCATCCTCTTCTTCGTCGTGGATAAATCCCGCAAAGTCTTTACCATTTAGAGCCGTTTCAACTTCCTGTGCTATGAGACCATAGTGCGTGCGGACACCGGGGGTGGGGGCTAATTCTTGAGTTTCCTCATCTATTACATTTTGTCTGTTGATCCACTTATAGGACCGAGGAGTCAACGTGTTGATAAACCCAAGACCCAAATCACTGATGGCAATATCTGTCTTCTGCCGCTCATCTGAAGTATTTACAACACCACTAGTCGCATAAATGGCGTTAAATCTATTTGATGCTGAGCCGCAAGAAAAAGTATTGTCGGGGGCGGGTACGAAATTACCAGACCCACCCGCCCCAAAACCAACACCCCAACCAGTGCCTTGAACTGACCAATATACCGAATTAGAATAATATGCAACGTTGGCATTAGCTGCATACCCGGCAGTATTTGCGTAACTTGCAGAAGACGCTGTTGTCGCATTGCCTGTAATATTACCTGTATAACCTGCGTTAGTAAATTGACCTACAGTCTGAGCATTACACCTAACATTCATTACACCATCAGATGCCCAAGAAATACCCGTGTCTGCAGCCCCATCGGGGGCAAACATAAACCCTGCACTGGATAACAATACGACACTGCTAAAAGTTTTTTCTCCGCCAATAGTTTGATTTCCGACGGTATAAACGCCATTTGTTACGGAACCCGCAGCGCCAGTACACCCACCCGGATAGTCAGCGGGTTTAGAAGATACACCACTCCAAGGTACATTGGAGGCATTTGTTGCGTTAGTTACAGCAGTGGTGCTTATTCTTTCAACGATATCCTGTGCGGTGGCCGTTGTCATACCACTTCCTGTGCCCGCAAGAACTCCAGTAAGAGGAGTAGTTACGCTTATATTAGGGTTTGTTGTTTGCGAAGTTACAGTTATCGTAAAGCCCGGAGTGTTAGTACCCGACACACTAGCTACACCGCCACCGCTGCCACCATTAGCCGCCCAATAAGCCCCAGCTGCTGTACCATTAGTAGTTAGCACATACCCTGCAGTCGCGGTAGCATTCAGTTTACTAACACTAACATTGGATATAAAATTTGGGTTGTTGTATGTCTCATTAACGGCAACGTAGTACGCCGCGTTTTGCCCGTTTAGCTGTGTGGAGTTTGTCGCATTAGCTACGGCAGTAGATCCAATACCCGATACAATTTCCTGCGCGGTAGCCGCGCGCATAACACCCGAAGACGTACCAAACAATACTTTATCCGCCGCCGCAGCGCCGTTAACACCTAGAGCGATAGTTACGCTAGAACCCCCAGTGTTTGAAATCTGAGTAAATCCATTATCGGGTGAAATTGTTACAGAATTAACTATGCCACCACCGCCACCCCCAGCACCGTTGACAATATTTGTGATATGCCCATTAGCATCGACAGTGACATTTGAGTTTGTGTATGTAGCGGGCGGCACTGTTTCGGGGATAAACCACGTATTGTCATCTACATAACCTTTAGTGGCTGCTTGGAACTCTTCAGACCCATCACCGGGGCTTTCCGACAGAATGAGTGGGCCTAGCATTGACTGCTCGTCAGTGTCCGTACTAAACAAACAATTGCTATCTACGTAAGTTTTTGGGACAGCTTGGTATGGCTCTGAAGGAGCGGCGGAAGTTAAAATCAAAGGCCCGCCCATAGGCACCGCCGCATTGCCTGACAGATTGATTTTTGCATCAAGCCCAGAGTCTACATAGTATTTAGTCGTTGCTTGGCTTGGATCAGTAATGGCGTCCTGAAGAATCAGCTGCCCCGTAGCAGACACCGCATCGTAGAAATCCGCACCGTCGCAAACCACAAACTTAGTGGTCCCATTAGGCACAGTGCACGTAACCGTGCTGGCCGCGGTTTTAATTTCTACATCGTACCCGCCATTAGAGTCGTTACTGATAACGTAGACTTTTGGTACTTCGGGGGCAATAATCTGTCCGGTGTTCGTCAGCGTTACACTGATAGGCACAACCAAATACATGTTCCGGGCGGCATCATAAGACCCATCTCTGACGGACAATGTACATACGTTGGTGACCCATACCGCATTGGGAGATTCCAGATTTACTAAGCCTGAAATGGCGTCTTCGATCAGCGTACCGAGGTTGGTGTTTGATGTGATACCCCAAGTGTTACCCTGCTCACCAGCAGCGATAAGCTGAATACGTAGATTATTACTATAAGTACTTGGCACAATACACCTCTTATGTCTGGATCGTTGACCATGTTGTGGTCGTGGTGGAGTCTACTTGCGCCCAAGGGTTTGGGGGCGTTTTACGTATGGGTTCGCATTCTTCTATGCTGGCTACGGGGGTTGCGCCTATTGCAAAATTATCGCCATAGAGGAGATCCCCAAATTGGATTGTTTCCCAAGTCCCCGGAGCCCAGCCGTTACAGCTTTGTGTTTGCTGTGTATCAATACTCTGCCACAGCCTTAATCCGTTGATCTCAGTATATATTGTTTGACTGCCAACGGAAACTGTTTGATCGGTAATCAACGAAACACGCTTTAGCGTGAACAGCAACGACTGGGAGCCAACAATTAGGCTTTGATCTGTAACTACACTAACGCTATGGACTGTGACCGTTGCCGTCTGACTTGGCAGGTTGATAAGCTGCCCGATACCTACCGAGTTTATTGTAAGGTTAAGTTCTTGCGATGGCGCTGTGTATGTGGCCCCGGTGCTGAAAGTGACGCCGTTTTGAGTTAGCGCGATGCTTTGAGAGTCTAATGTAGGAGGCTGTACCTGCGCAGCGACATTATTAACCGTCAGACTTAGCGTCTGAGAAGCTACCGCTGGGAGGATTACATCGTTTGCAACCGCTACAGAATTCAGCCCTGTAGAGAGAACTTGAGAACCAACGTGTATATTATCGTCGTCAAAGACCGCTACATCGTTTACAGAGAGATTTAGCGTTTGGCCCGTGACCGCAGGGAACTCGTCAATTCTGACGGTGGTATAGGTAATTACCGGATCTGGGTAGGGGATCGCACAAAGAGGAAGCGCTGCGATAGCAGCATTGTCACCACCAAGAGCCGCCCCCGATCCCTGTACAGAGATATTGAGCGCTAAGCCAGTAACAGAAATAGTATTAACAGAGACAACAGAAACAGAATTAAGCGTGGTTGCTAAGTTCTGCGATTGCAAGGCATAGTTTGCCGCGGCCTGTATGGTCGGACTGTTGAGTGTCGTAATGAGTGACTGTGAGTCTACAGTCGTGTTGACCCCCGCTGACAGCGCAGCGGAGCTTAGAGTAATTGTGAGCGTTTGAGACCCAACAAAAACAAAAGCGTTTTCGCTTATGGCGGCGACAGGGGTATCAGCAATGGGTGAGAAACCTAACACTCTAGTTCCTTATTGACTCATGTGTAGGTCCATTGTACACCCTGAAAATTTAACGTAGAAGCGTTCTTGCTCGTACGTAACCGCGAAGCACAGTGTCACCGCCATCATCGGAAAAAACTTTATCCCCTTCGATCTTCAAAAACACATGCTCCGGTATGGCTGGCATGATGAGGCGGGGGCATTCTTTGGCTGGCTCTGGAATCTTTAGATTAGGCGCAATCGTCGTAGGCACACACCCATTCAACGAAACAAACAAAACAAAAACGACGATCCAGAACAACAGGCCAAAAATAAAAGCATCACGTACAGGATCTTTATCGGGTTCAGGAAACATATAAGTTGCGCTCCGCGTTACGCCGTCTAATTAGACCTGCTACCTTCTTTAACTTGCCAGCATTGACCCATAACATAAAAGACGCAGCGGCTGACACGTACTTACCACGTTTGTGGTGCCTGAGAACTGAAGACTTCTCGAAATTACCGGGCCCTACGTTGTAGGCCAAAGACACCATTGCGGCAAACTGATTCTGCGTCGTCGGGGCATTGTCCAGCAGTTCTTCTACAGCCAATTCAAAGCGTTCAAGGTCTTGTTTTAGTAGGGCTTCAGCTTTCTCTTTGGATATGATCTGACCCTTATAGACATCTTTACCCGTGTGCCCATACCCCACCGTGAGCACTCCACCAATGTCCTTATAGGCAGTAAGGCGCAACCCCTCAAAAGATTTAACTAAGTCAATCCCCGCTTGGTTGGTTTGCATCTGCTGGCTCCCTTCCTTCCTTTAAGATATCTTCGATAGCCTTGGAATTATCCAGTACCTCGGTGCCTTGCGTTTTGCTGAGTCCTGAACCCTTCGTAGCAAAAGAAACGATAGCCGCAACGGTAAGGACTGCACCCGTCAGAATACTCTTAGCTTGACCTTCGGGCATTGCCGCGACGCCCTGATATACAAGGATCAAAAACCCCAACCAGTTAAGCCCGGTATCGGTCGTTAAGCCTTTCATTTTGCTGCCTTTTTAAGATACTGCACTGCCAATTCAACACCAAAACGCGCTGCAGATTCCGTCAGTTTAAGGCCAATCACTTCAAGTTCATCCAGAACGCCATGCCGTTTTTCAGCAGAGGCAATTTCCTTTTCAGCCCAACGCTCAACAGTACCCAGAATGCTGGTAAATACATCACCGCCAAGAATAGCTCCGGCAAGTTGTGAGATCAAAAAAGCAATGACACCGTTCATGATTTACTCCTGTGGGGTTGGGGCTTGTGGGAGGGGTGGTTGCTCAGGCCAAGGAATAGTAATAGCTGCGATTTCATCGACCGTTGTGCAAGCTGCGTACTCTTCTTTTGCTAAATTCGCGGTGGTTCTTACGGCTTCTCTATAGGCGGTCCAGTCTGGTGCTACTGGCGTTCCAGTTTCTACTTGCTTTGTCACCATCCAGTCGCTGGGGAGTAGTAGAGAATAAGCCGTTGAGTTGACTTGAGAGATCGCTAAAGACTTGCATTGATCCAGATCCTTAGGCGTATTGGTATAGGTCAGAGTGGCTTCAGCTAGAGTCTCAGTCACCCAGTAATAAGTCTGATTAGCCGGAGATCCGATGACGATAACTTCCTCTAAACCCAGCGCGGCCTTTTCTTCCGGCGTAGATAGATTGAGCCAATTAGCAGAGTACTGAACATCATCAATCGTGAACTCAGTGCCTTCTTGGATGTATAAAGCGGTTGGCGGGTAGTAGAACATAAATACCTCAGAAAGCTAAACTGTTTTGGAACGGTGAGGAAGCAAAAGCCGCATAAATGTAAGTCGCTGATGCGTTGGGATCTGTCGCTATTCTCATCTTAAATCCATTAGATAAGAAATCTAAAGTTGTTACAGTAGATCCTGCGTTGCTTAAATTTGGGTAAAGCTGTTCGCCAAGTACGTTATAAGTGTTTCTTGATGAATCGAAGATATACCAATTGCCCGTGGTTGATGAGCATTTAACAAGAACAAATTTAGGCTGGAATCCGCAATAGACAAAAGTTCCATCTGTGCTTGCGTTACCAGAAAACGACCCAAACGCTGAATATCCAGCAATCGCGGCGAAGCAGTAGGCGACGTAAGTCCATGCACTATTGTTTGTCCAAGTTTCTCCAGTCCCCACAGAAAAAACCGTGCTAGTTGGAGTCGTTGAATTCCACATGGTTGGATACGAAGTGACAACAGCAGCCGTACTATTAAGGGCTAAATACGCTTGGTTGCCTTGCGTCACATGGTATACAGGCCAACCCTGATTCGATCCACCAGAGCGCCATTTGACGATGATAAAGCTAGGCGCTACGCCCAACCCATGACCAATCGTAGCTGCTGAACCTGTCCCCGTATACGTCACCACACTAAACCCAGCAGTAGGATTCGCGCTTACAGAAGATGTGATCGTTCCTGAGGTGTTGCTGACTGCTGTGCCGCCTGCTTTCCATTGCCAGCCTACGAAATTGTTCGCGCTAGTGTTTACCGCCGCGCCAGAATCAAGACTAAACCCAGTAGAAGAAAAAGCGGTAATTTGGTTTGTCCTTGTTTCTTCAGCAAGCGTTGCATCAGAAAATAAGTATTTAGTAACCCCACGGACTGAATCAGCAAGTTGATGACTGTTAGTGCCGCTTCTGTTCTTAATCCATACAAAATCAGGCTGGAAACTAACCCCATTGTTGGCATTGCTGACAGTAAGCGTTGATCCATTCCCTGTATAAGTCGTAGCCGCCATGTGATTCGCGCCGTTATATATCGCTGGCGCTGGCAGATTCTGTGTACAGAGGGATTTGAATCCGCTCGGTGGGGTGTAGGCGAATGGGCGTTGTCCGAAGTTCCAAACAGAAGATGTTGCCGCTGCTCCTGTAGAAACCGTCTGTAGGAAAAACCAATTTGTTACTGATGATTCAAGCCCAGAGAAAGACCCTAACAAAGTTCCATTTTTGTAAATAGCTAGAGTTTTTGCGCTAGCATCAAAAGCAAGACCGATTATATCTCCTGAAACAAATGTTGGTGAAGTTCCAGAATACGTTGCCGTACTGGAAAATGTTCCTCCATTGTACGCAATCGCATATTGTGGCCCATTAGCTGTTCCCCCAGATACTAACCCACTAGTTATACCAAAAGCACAGTTACTAGAAGTTTCTGTAGCTTCACAGTACCATTTTCCAGTAGATACTCCTATAGAATTAGTCACAGCCATTTTTGGTGCGTTGCCAGAGCTTGCTGGACAAGAGTAATTTAAGTTCGCACTCGAGACGGTGTAGATAGGGCCGTTTGGGTTTGACAACGGATTCAACACCGCATAATTCCCAACGCCATACGAACTACCCGCATACGATGTCGGACTGTCCAGCATCCAGTCATAAGTAGACCCAGCAGTCAGGCTGATATTGTTCGTCGTCCAGTTATTGCCGTTACCGGAAGAATCATTGCCGAGCGTTGTCGTGCTATTGCCGTTGTTGAACTTGAGATAAAACCCGTTCGTGCCGTATGAGCCTGTATACCGTGCTGGTTGCCAGACGCCAGTAGTTGCGTTAATAGATCCGAATGAACTTGGTGTTAAAGCCTGACCGTCGATGAAGTTGATCTCGGCCATGTAGCCGTCGAAGTAAGCAACACCAGTGGTTTGGTTCCTTCCTATACTATGAGGTGCGGTTGAGTTCACAACCGTGTTGTAGTTTTGTGATGGATATGTCGATGTAGTAAATGATGTTATTTGGACCCCATTTACATACAATTTCACTCTGTTTGATGCTGTTGCTTGAGTCGTATCTACCGCAATAACAAAATGATACCAAGCAGAAGGGTCTCTAAAAACTGCTGTGGAAGAAACGTCAATAGACCATGATCCATCGTTAGTGTCAAAAGATAAAGTATTGTTGTATGTTGTAAGCTCAGACCTGTTGCTTGAGGTAGTTCCGGCGACAAATAAATTACAAGTACTTAAAACCCCAAGTTTTACCCAACCGCTCCAAGTCCAAGTTTTCTGATTCCCAGCAACACTTGGCGTCCTGTTCAAATAAGCACTAGCCGACTGTCTAAACCGGAGGGAGTTACTAACCTGAAACGAGCCGGATACTGGAGCTGCTGTTTTGCTTGCACTAAACATTAGAATGATGCTCCAAATAGACTCCCATACCAGAGGGTCCCGTCTGAGTAGAAGTTGAAAATATCCTTCTTACTAGCAGTCGTCGTAACCGTTGGAGTTGTACCGCCAGCCCATGCAACAGTTGACCAAGAGACTGTGTTGCTGCCGGAGCCTGTATTGATAATCAGAGTGAAACTTTTACCCGCAACAGCCGTTGGCATTGTGATCGTCGGAGAACCAGCAAGAGTTACCGTCTGCATCGTCCCGTTAGCTAAACTTAATGTAAAAGTCGATGCGTAGGTGATCGTGTAAAAAGTTTCTGTGTAGTTCGTGAAGGTCGGGTTTACATTAAAAACCGCAAGTCCAGAGCCTGTTTCGTCCGTCAGTGCAGAGGCTAAGTTTGCTGATGATGGCGTTGCTAGAAAAGTCGCTACGCTAGTTCCTAAGCCTGATACGCCAGTGGATATTGGTAAACCAGTACAGCTAGTCAACGTACCGCTTTGAGGAGTGCCTAACGCACCGCCAGAAAAAATAACCGTGCCGCCAGCGCCAAACGCGACAGAGCTTGCATCCGTACCAGTGAAAGTTAGCGTATTACTCGCTGTCAGCGTTTTCCCGTCTGCAATCGTTAGCGTCGAGCCAGTAGCAGGAGCAGTCAGCGTAACCTTATTAACCGTGGTTGCAGTAGCAACACCAAGCGTAGGCGTAGTAAACGATGGACTAGTCGCAAGAGCGACGACAGTGCCAGTGCCTGATGTTGTATAGCTAGTCCCCCATGCAGTGCCCGTGGAGTTTGCAATTCCTGCACCGGGATAGGTCATCGTAGATGGGGCAGTTAAAGTACCCGTAGCTAAATTCAGACCAGAGCCAACCGTTACATTTGAGAAACCGCCAGATCCATTATTAGCAAGTAATTGTGCGTTAGTCCCCGTTGTAGCCGCCGCATAATCAGTTCCGGCAGTTGCTGCTGAAATAGTGGTCCCGTTGCCCTTAAGAACACCCGTAACCGTCGTAGACAGCGTAAGAGCCGGAGTCGCCCCACCCGAAGAAGTACCTGCCAAACCATTAGAAGAGTTAACGGAAACGGCAGTTACCGTACCCGCAGCCGCGGGGGTCCATGATGGCACCGAGCCGTCCGTAGTGAGGACTTTTCCACTGTTGCTCGTCTGATTAGGAAGCAAAGTTACCGAGGGCGCGGTACAAAATACACGCTTAGACCCCGCATTAAACGACACCAAGGCTCCTGCATTAGAGGAATCTAGCACCGTATCACGAGAGAGCGTGCCCGTACCTACGGTACCATAACCAACTTCCCAGTTACCAAGGCCGTCATCAATCGTGTAGAAAACAACATCGCCGTTGGCAAATACAACATTAAAAGTTCTGTATCCGGTTACAGCACCAGCTAGAGTAAGCGTGCCCGTACCTACAGTATTAGTTGTTTCTTGAATCCTATCGGCCAAAAGCGGCATAATGCTTACCTTCTATGAATTTGCAAACGTGAAGTATTGTAACTCAGCGGCTTTTCGCGCTGCCACGGCATCATCAATATTTATGAACAACCCTAAGTATTTTTTGGTATCCCCAACCCATAATTCTGCACACCATTTTTGAGCGGCTTTATGCCTATAAACACCCAAACAGCCGGATGTGTTATTTTTTGATATGCTTTTGTTTTGGTGATTATCTTTTTCGTTTCTTGGGGCAAGCCTTAAATTTTCTATCCTGTTATCCGCACGGTTCCTGCTGATGTGGTCTATTTGGCAATTTGGAGCATACCTGTAATGTAGTAACCACGCGATCCTATGGACTAAACAGCGATACTTATCAATACCAACGTACATATAGCCGATATTTTTGTTTAAGTACCCTGCCTCTCCATTAAGCCCTTTCCCACCTTTGCGCCGCACCTTCCAAAACAGCTTACCCGTATCTGGCTCATACCGAAGAAGTTGGCTGGCTCGCTCATAGGTGATATGATTCTTTATCATCTTCAATCTCCGTCTAGGTTGTTGATGTAGCACTTTGGGGCGGCGGGAACCGCCCCCTTGTGCGCTTAGTTTAGCACTAATTAAGAATCAGTACAGCTGTGCTCGAAGTATTAGCCGGGAAACTGACCGTAAAATTCCCCGCCGTACTAGAGTATACACCACCAAAAGAAAGAACCGCTACCGCTTTATTGCTCTGAGTAGAATTATAGATCAAAGCCCCCGCTGCAGAAATAGTCGCGGTCGTCCATGTAAAATCTACAAAGCTAAGAAACGCCGTTGTACCCGAAAGACTCACACCGATGTTGGTCAGCGTGCCGCCTCCCGCCGTATACCCAGTACCCGTGGTTTCGTTAGTCGCCGAATAAGCCGTAGTTGCTGAACTCAGCGTAGCAGATGAAGTGTACAGCGCGATTTTAAAAGTGTTACCACCAGCACCGGGCGATGGATAGGTAGAGTTGGTGCCAAAGTTATGAACGCCTTGGAGAAGCTCATCTTTAAACGTCGAACAAATTGCCTGAGTTATAGCCATGATTAAACCTCTTCAGAAAAATTAGCGTCGGGTTCAAAGCTATCCGCAGCTACCGACACGCTGTTAATAATAAATTCTGGTTGTGTAGTGTCCATAGGGACTTCGTAAATATTTTCGTCTTCCATAGTTATACCACTTTGTCTCGCACTTGAGTAACACGGAAATTGTCTTGCCGATCCTTGCCATCAGCCAATTGCTTAAGAGGACCCATCGCTTCATCAAACTTTTTCTGGTACGTCTGAATCAAATCAGGCTCCCCCTTCATGTACACATAGGCTTCTACCAGAGAACCCCACAGAAGTACAGAAGAGTAATTATTACCCAACCAGCTAGTCCCTGCCACCGTAATTGATGGAGGATAAGCATAATAGTGCATCTCTATTGGGTAACAAATATCAGGCGTAGGCCCCAACAAAAAAGCGGTGTTGCTGAAGATTGAATAATATCTTGGTTGGCCGGAGGTTGCAGGGAAGGGATAAGCCTCTCGAATGTAGTTAACATCCTTCTGCATCAAATACTCGTACGGACCAACAATGGATATCCCATCTTCAGCATACGTCGCAACAGCAATAGAAAAAACGGACAAGAAATCAGACGGGATCTCGATGTATGGGAAATCTACCGTCGTCTGCCCTGTGACATTCTTTCTAAACGCTGGAAGCTGTACCGTATTGTTAATCAACGTCTCCGTGTTTTGCACGAAGTTCACAATGTTGTTGACAAACGTAGACTCAGTATTTTCCGTATACTGTACGATGGCTTCGCTTAGCTGCTGGAAAGTTAGCGCCATGTTTTAGCCCAGTTTAGTGGTGCATTTGGTGGCTTTAGTCTGCGCGCCTGTGCCGCGGACTTTCACAGTCTGAGTGCTTGCAATGTTGTTTGGGTATCCAGAAGTCGTAGGATTAAGCCCACGCTTAGAATACTCAGAGGCAGGCTTGTTTTCAATTTTACTTGCCACGGCTAGACCCCTTCTGATTCATTACACGACTCATATTCTTACCGAACTTTTTACGGTCCATTGAAGTAGGGCCGCCTTTCTTAAGACCTTTCATGCTCGTCTTTTTACCTTCGTGCATCTGGTCGTCGTGCATACGGACGGCCTTCTTAATCATTTTTTTGTCTTGGCCTTCATCATCGTGTTTCATTTGTAACCTCTTAAAGAATAGCATTGCCCGGTAAGGGCGGAACAATCACAACTCCGGGTTGGACGGACGTAAATTCCGTAATTTGCAGGTTGTTAAGCCTGAAATTTATCTGCTGCGTTGCTATGGGATTGTAGGCGAAATCCGCACAACTGTCATTCCTATTCGTATCAGGTCTTGGCTCACGCAGTGCTTGGGGGTCATTTGCAACTTTTTGAGATCCGATGATGCCTACCCAATATTGCTCGTGATCCCCGTTTCTTAAGTCTTGACACTCTTTGCAGACCTTAATGTTCTGGCGTTTCCCTAGGATATACGTATACGTCATTACCCTCAGGTTGCACCGCTGCCCGCACCTATCGCAATAGCCGTAGGCCCGTTTGTACGACGCAAATCTAGTAGCCATCGAGATCACCAACAAATTCTGGATACCGACGAGCGTACTCTACTTTCCATTCTGTGCCATAATGGCGCTTCATGTTACTTATACGCGCGGCTTTCTTACGGTTTTCCACCTGTTCAAGCGTGCATTTGTATCCTTTGTTGTAGGCGTGGCCTTTGCGCGCCGCTATTGCTCTTTCTCTGTACTCTGGTGTAGCCCAAAGCGCCTTAACCCGTTCGCTTTTCTTTTGGCGTTCTTCCGCAGAGTAGACTTCAACGTCATCAGAGCGTTTGTACCTATTTACCGTTTCACCCAGTACAGAAATGCACTGCGCTTCATACATCAGCAGGTTTTCAGGAGCGCACAAGACTAGTACGGTTACGTCAAATCCTTGTGACCCTAACTTTTCGTAAGTGGATCTAAACGCCGTGTACGCGGGTGTATCAGCGTCCTTACCCGTTTTAAGCGAAGAAAAATGTATAGATGCCCTGCGTCGTATATCCACAGAGCTACCTATATAGCGAACACCTGACACCTTGTCAGTAATCATGTAAACGCCGCTGGCGTGTGGTAAATCAAGATGCGAAATAGAATTTTCAGTGAACTGATTAGCGCCCATATCAACCTCCATTACTAGGAAGCTAGAGCTTACCACATCAGTCACACTGCTGTCCACATCAGTCATCATCTACCCCCAATATACCCAACCATAGGCACAAACCTAACTGGGGAGCGATCCCTGTCTTCATCTGCTGCGGTCTGCCACGTTTCGTCATACATTTGCTTCAGCATACCCACCCGGTTAGGGTCCATCTCAGGAGCCTTTAGGGCAACATAATAAGCAAGTCCAGCAATGATGGCTGGGACAAAACGGAAGGGCATATCGAGCGTGTTAGTGCCTGCTGTACCCGCGTCCTGAATTCTACGGAGATACCAATAATAAAAGATATAACCGGACTGGTTGGGCGTAGGCCAAATATTGATGGTAGGAATAGGAGCAAGGCGATCAACATAGACCTGTACAGGTCGTCCCTCTGCCAATTTATTAGGAATTGCAGCATACGTAGGAAGTGCGATACGAGGAATTACTAGATCGGTTTGATTGTACTGACTGCCTTGGTTCTGACGAATTACATGCTCAATGATATCAACACAATCTGCAGGGAGATTATACGTCCCCTGACCCTGAACCATAGGAATTTCATCTGCTTGGACTGTCCAGAGATTCAGTCCTTTGTTCGCCCATTCTTGGAACAGAATGTTGAGGCTGCGCCGTGCTGTCTTGAACTGATAACCCGTGCGGATTTCTATGCCAGCACGTTCGTAAGCCTCTTCAATAATCTCAGAGACATCAGGAGTCCAAACTGCGGTGCCAGAAGTGCTCACGCTTATCCCCAAATAGCGGTAATGGCGGCTACATGAGAGAGTTCAGCATAAATGCTCGTAGGGAACAGTACGCCCTCTCCGGGGATAAGCAGATAAATAGTGAACGAGTCACTCGTGCCGACATCAAGCTCCATCAGCACCGTACCTGATACACTTCCATCGCGGAGTTTAACAAAACCGTCGGTGCCATCCCCCCGGTAAGAAATGCTTTTCAGTCTTGCGCGAGTCGAAGTAACTGCACCGCTGGCGGTGAGATGGGTGGTTTTTACGTCTGTCTGTTGCATGGAGTTACCTCAACATTTCCATTTCTTTAGATAATTCATTAGCTTTCTTGCACGGCCCGAACAGTCTTTTAAGTTCCCCGCAGCGAGATTGCATCTGGTACATAGTATATCCCTTACTTCGCCGGTAGTGTGGTTATGATCTATACAAGGGCCTCGGGTTCGTTTTCCCTCAAGCTCCAACTCCACTCCACACGCCGCACACTGTCCATTTTGTGCTTCAAACTTTTCTTCAAACTGTTGCCGGGTTAACCCGTACCGATGATACCTTTTCCTATGCTTACTTACCAACTGGTGGCAAGGTTTACATGTGCTGTTTTTACCGTTGGCCGCAGATTTGTCTTTGTAGAAATCCCCCAAATGCTTCCATGTATGGCACACAATACATAGGTATTCCCCTTCCGTGTTGGGGAGTCTTTTGGGTGCCCCGACCATCTAACAATTCCATGCCCTCAAACTTTTATTGATCCGGCTGTTGGGGTCAGTAGCTGTTTTGGCAGAAGTGTTTTTCTTCTTCATACCTGACATTCTGGCACAGAATGAGGCTTTCCTACCTGCGTCTTCTTTGGTCTTAGGCTTAGGAGCAGGGGGTTTCAGATTCATACCCTGTGCTTTCGCACTCGCCCGCCCCTTAGCGTTCAGGCCCCCGGCTGGGTCCTTTCCTTCTTTCCTAGTCCATGCAGGTGACTTAGCCATACTACCTCTGCTGGGGTCTCTGTACTAACGAAGATGTGGGGTTACCTTGAATTTGCAGTCCTTGCGGCTGCTGAAACTGCCCCAAACCTAACGGTTTATTTCCTAATTGAAGCGGTGTTTGCGTCGATGTAACAGGATGTCCACCCACACCAGAATCACTGCTGCTACCGTCAAAACCCATATTAGTGCCGCCGGCGTTACCTGTAACATCTGGGCCTCCATCATTCTGCACCGTCGGCGTAGGCGCGCCCAACATAGGTTGATTCGGTTGGCCCTGCTGTGGATAGGCCATAAAGTTTTGATTAGGTGCAGCGTAATTGCTCCCCGCAGAGGGCATGTTGTACCCCGTATTGGGAGTCTGTGGATTTACCAGATCACCTATCTGACCGCCCAGCGCGTAACCTTGGCCCATTTGACCTTGTGCAGGGGCAGCGCCCCCCTGCTGACCACCACCCCCAGCCACCTTAGCAAATCCGCCCTTTGGTCTGGACCTT